CAATTAAAACAAACTTAATTATAGACCAAGGCGCAGATTTTTCTGCTAATATTTCAGTCTCCAATACTATTCACCTAGGCAATTCTACATTTACTGCTCAGCTTAGGAAGAGTTATTACTCATCTAACTCGGTTTCATTTTCAGTAACTGCTAATACAGCTAATAGTTATATTATTATGTCGTTATCTGCCAACTCAGTAAATCAAATTCCTGCTGGCAGATATGTCTATGACTGTTCTATTTTAGATAACGATTCTAATACTAGATATAGAGTAGTAGAAGGTATTGCGACTATCACTCCAAGAGTCTCAAGATAAATATAAATAAAAGTTTAGGAATGCATTAATGACACCAACTACCAAAGAAGAACTTATTGAGTATTGCCTTAGAGCCTTAGGTAAACCTGTTATCGAAATTAATGTTGACGAAACTCAATTAGACGATAGATATACCGAAGCACTTAAATACTACTGGGACTATCACTTCGACGGTTCGGAAAAGACTTATTATAAGCATCTAGTTACTGATGATGATAAAGCCAACAAGTATATAAACTTACCAGAAAATATTATGGGTGTGGTTAGAATATTCTCTGTTACTGATCCCGCTATGTCTGTTTCTGATATGTTTAATATTCGTTATCAAATTGCACTTAACGATATGTACACCTTAACTTCGGTTTCAATGGTACCTTATTATATGGCAATGGAACATCTTGGTCTAATCCAAGAAATGTTGGTTGGTGAACAGCCAATACGATATTCCAGACATAAGAACAAATTATACTTGGATATGAATTGGACTAAAGTAAATGTTGGTGAATATTTATTAGTCGAAGCATATGAAGTTATTGATCCGGAAATTTATCCAGATGTATATTCAGATCGTTGGTTACAAAATTATCTAACTGCTAAAATTAAATATCAGTGGGGTACTAATCTTACCAAGTTTACTACTATGACACTTCCGGGTGGAGTTCAATTTAATGGTGGTCAAATACTAGAAGATGCCCGTAATGAAATTGCTAAGATGGAAACAGAGATGATTACATCATTTTCTCTCCCCGTAGCAGATATGGTGGGCTAGTAATTTTTAATGACATCTAGTGGTTCTAACATATTCTTTAATAACTTCAATAGCTTCTCTGAGCAAGACTTAGTTGAATCCCTTATTGTTGAAAGCATTTCGATATATGGACACAATGTTTTCTACTGCCCAAGAACTATTAATAGTAAAGACGAAGTATATGGAACTGATACTATAAGTTCTTATAACAATGCTTATAATATCGATATGTATATTAAATCATTTGACTCTTATGAAGGAGATGGCACATTCCTTTCTAAGTTTAATTTAGAAATTAGAGATCAAATTACATTAGTAGTTGCTAATAGAACATTTGCCAAAGATGTGATAACACATACTCAACAAGTTAGACCAAACGAAGGTGATTTAATTTATTCAAATATGATGCATCGCTTATTTGTAATTAAATATGTTAACAATAAGCCTTCATTCTATCAGATGGGTGCGCTTCAAATGTTTGAATTAGTTTGTGAAGTATTTGAGTATTCAAACGAACATATTAGAACTGGTATACCCGAAATTGATGCTATCGAAACTAAGTATTCGTTTGCGGGCGATGGAAGCACACAAGTTTCTAATTCAGCATATGAAGATGCATTTAGTGATGTTTTTGAGACTAATAACGAGTTCCAGCTTCAAGGTAATAACATATTGGATTGGACAGAAACAGATCCTTTCTCCTCAGGTTCAATTTGAAGGAATTAAATTATGTTCGGAACAACTTTTGGTTATGGTACATTAAGACGCTATGTCATTTTTATGGGTACATTATTTAACAATATCCATATTAATCGATATGATGCCGATGACACGCTAGTTCAGAATTTTAAAGTGCCTCTCTCGTACGGTCCCAGAGAGAAATTCCTAGCTAGAGTAGATGGGAATCCAGATTTAGATAGAGCAGTAGCAATACAGCTACCACGAATGTCATTTCAAATGACCGGGCTCTATTATGACCCACAAAGAACCAATCAACGATTAACTAAAATACCGGCAGTTAGTTCAACCGATCCCAATGTAAAGTATTATCAATATACTCCTGTACCTTATAATATGGAATTTACTCTTTCGATTATGACTAAGAATGCCGAAGATGGTACATTTATTGTTGAACAGATACTGCCATTCTTCACTCCGGACTTTACGGCAACATTATTACTAAATCCAGACTTAGGACATAAGAGTGATATTGCAGTAAGCCTTAATTCAGTTTCGCAAGAAGATACTTATGAAGGAGACTTTATTAATCGACGAGCTATTATCTGGACTTTAAACTTTGTAATGAAGGGGTATCTATTCGGACCCACTAAGACTGGCGCAATTATTAAAGAAATTGATATTGATTTTAGATTGCCAGGAAGTAATACAACTATAGAGTCAGCAACACCAAACAATACACCTTCATCTATTGATCTAGTTATCACTCCTGGCTTAACTGCCAACGGACATCCAGTCAATTGGTATGGCTCGGCTAATGCAGCAATAAGACCAACTACCGTAGCTGCTAATACTATTCACGAAACAGATAACTACGGCTGGATGAACGACTTTACGGATAATTTCTAATGACTGATAAGATTGATGATGCTCTAAATATTAATTCCATGCCTATGGTGATCAACGATAAACTTCCATCGGTAGATGTCGAAGCAATTAATGATGTCGAAGAAGCACGAGATAATGTTCATAGTGTTATCGAAGTAGCATCACAAGCATTGCAAGATATGCTTATTATAGCACAGCAGAGCCAGCATCCAAAAGCATATGAGACGCTTAATAGTTTAATCAAAACCTATGCTGAAATTAATATGGGCTTACTTGATATGCAAATTAAAAAACAACGGATTGTTAAAACAGAAGAAACTGGTGAAACAGGCGGGGTTACTAATAATCTCTTTGTAGGTAGCACTGCAGAACTTCTTAAGATGATCGAAGATATGAAGAATAATAAAGATGAGTGATTTTTATAACGGTAATCAGAATGTAAAAAAAGTAGGTATCGAACAAAGGTTTACGCCAGAACAAGTCAAAGAATATTACAAATGTAAACATGACATTATCTACTTTATTAAAAAATATTGCAAGATTATTACTCTAGATCATGGTTTACAGCTACTAGACTTATATCCTTATCAGGAAGAAATGATAAAGGCATATAGTGATAAAAGATTCGTAATCAACATCCTCCCAAGACAAATGGGGAAAACGACAGCCGTCGCAGCTTTCGTTATGCATTTCGTATTATTTAATTCTGAAAAATCAATTGGCATATTAGCTAATAAAGCTTCTACTGCAAGAGAGATCCTTAATAGAATTAAACGCATGTACGAAAACCTTCCACTATGGATGCAGCCTGGTGTTAAGACTTGGAATAAGGGTGATATTGAACTAGGCAACGATAGCGTTATTATTGCTGAGTCAACTTCATCTGATTCAGTTCGCGGATTTTCATTTAATATGATTTTTTTAGACGAATTTGCTCATGTTGAACACCAAGTAGAGTTTTGGGAATCAACATATCCTGTTATTTCGTCTGGTGATAGTTCAAAAGTTATTATTACTTCAACTCCTAATGGTATGGACTTGTTTCATAAAATATATACCGAAGCTGAGCAAGGGTTAAACGATTTCTATCCAATTAAAGTTCATTGGAGCGATCACCCTAAACGAGATGAAAAGTGGAAAGAGACAACTCTTAAGAATATTGGACAGCTTCAATTCGACCAAGAATTTGAAATTCAGTTCTTAGGGAGTTCTGGTACATTAATTTCCGGCAATGCCCTTAAACAGCTTACACACAGAATACCTATTGTCGAAGGCGGCGGATTAAGTAAATATTATGATCCTATGGAAGCGCATAACTATATTATAATAGCTGACGTTTCAAGAGGAAAAGGATTAGACTATTCTGCTTTCCAAGTAATAGATGTAACTTATATGCCATATCAACAAGTTTGTGTGTATAGAAATAATATGGTCACACCACTAGATTATGCGGATACTATCTTCAGAACAGCTAAAGCATATAATAATGCAAGCGTCTTAGTGGAAATTAATGACGTTGGCGCTCAAGTAGCAGATTCATTATATTATGACTTTGAGTTTGAGAATATAATTTTTACTGAAAATGCTGGTGCCCGGGGTAAACGAATATCAACTGGTTATGGTAAAGCTACTGATAGAGGTATAAGAACGACTAAAACAGTCAAAGCGATTGGTTGTTCTATGCTTAAATTGCTTATTGAACAACACCAATTAATTATCAACGATCATAACACTATCGATGAACTATCTAGATTTACTAAAAAAGGCACATCATACGAAGCAGATAAAGGTTGTCATGACGATTTAGTTATGGGATTAGTATTGTTTGCATGGATGACCGATCAGCAATACTTCAAAGAAATGACTGATATTTCTACATTATCTAAATTAAGAGACTTATCAGATGATGAATTAGAACAACAGCTAACCCCGTTCGGCTTTATCGAAACCGGTCATGATAATTATAACGATGATGTTGATCTAACCGCTACTCCGTGGCATCCTGAGTTCCGATTTTTCTAAATAGTAATTTTTATAAATAATTGGCATTAGAAATATGACAATCACTTGAAAAACTCTTAAAGGAGATGTAAATGGCAGTTCAAAATTATGGTTCTGGAGGCGGTGGTTTCCAGGTTAGCCCAGGTATTAGCGTTTCGGAAATCGATCTAACTACAGTCGTTCCAGCAGTATCAACTACGGTTGGTGCTATTGCTGGTGTGTTCCGTTGGGGTCCAACTAACGCTAGAGTACTAGTATCGTCTGAAAACGATTTAGTTGCTAAGTTCGGCAAACCTACTAACATTAACCCAGAAACTTTCTTCACCGCAGCTAACTTCCTAGCTTATTCAAATGCACTATATGTAGCTAGAGCAGGAAATTCAAACACTACTTTCTCAGCAATTGCAAATACCGCTGCTTTTTCGGCTAATGCTGCTCATACTATTGAAAATGAAGATGACTATTCAACTAAAGACGGTAACTTCGATACTTCAGTAGCTTATATTGCTAGATGCCCAGGCGCACTTGGTAATTCACTAAGAGTTTCAGTTTGCGAATCCTCAGCGCAGTATAATTCAAGCGTCGATCTTCGTAACGCTAACTCAAACACTTCATTCAATAACGCAAATACCAAGATCACTCTTGCAGTTGGTTCTAATACCGCAACAGTTACCCTTGCTAACTCAGCTTCGTTAACTGGTGATACTCCATTAGCACATGCTAATACTGTTTCACATCTGTTTATTACCGGTGATTATATCGAAGTTGGCAATAGTTCAATTGGTAAGCAGAAGCTAAAGATTACTGCTATTGGTTCGGTTGCCGTAGTTAACACTGCTGGTACTAACACGGGTACAGCAACCTTTACACTTTCACTAAATCAGCCAATGAAGCTTTCGACTGCTATTGATGCTAATACCGTTCCTCGGTATTGGGAATTCCATAGTCAGGTAGATGTTGCTCCTGGACAGTCTTCAACTGTTACAAACGGTGGTAATACTGCCGCTTATGACGAACTACACGTCATTGTTACTGACGAAGATGGTGGCTTTACTGGTAGCCCAGGACAGGTTCTTGAAGTATTCAAGGGCATATCAAGAGCTACTGACTCAGTAAACGAATCCGGCGAATCACTATACTACAAGACTGTTATTAATAACAAGTCAAATTATGTTTGGTGGGCTTCTGATCATTCAGGTGCAGTATCAAATACCGCTGTCAATGTAATTTCTTCAACTAATAGCGTACCACTTAATATTTCGTTCCAAGGCGGTGTAGACGTTTCAGAATCAGCACTCGCTTTTGCTGACGTTGCTAGAGCATATGATCTCTTCAATAACCCAGAGAATTGCGATATTTCGCTTATTATGACTGGTTCTTCAAGAGGTGGTACTAACGGCGAGCAGCTTGCTAACTATATCATCGATAATATTGCCGAAGTTCGTAAGGATTGTGTAGCATTCGTTTCACCAATGTCAGACGATGTTGTTAATCAGCATCTATCAGCTGCTGACAATGTTGTTACCTTTAGAAATTCACTTCGTTCAACATCATATGGCGTTATGGATTCTGGCTACAAGTATCAGCTCGATAAGTACAATAATGTTTACCGCTGGATTCCACTAAATGGCGATATTGCCGGACTTTGTGTCTATACAGATAACGTAAGAGATCCTTGGTATTCACCAGCAGGTGCTACTAGAGGCAATATTAAGAATGTTGTTAAGCTAGCATTTACTCCTTCGAAGGCTGAAAGAGATCTACTCTATAAGAACGGCGTTAACCCTGTTATTAATCAGCCAGGTCAGGGACCAATGCTATTTGGAGACAAGACTCTTCTAGCCAAGCCAAGTGCTTTTGATAGAATTAATGTTCGCAGACTGTTTATTGTTCTTGAAAAGGCAGTAGCGGTGGCAGCCAAGAGCTTCTTGTTCGAGTTTAACGATGCTTTCTCAAGAAGCCAGTTTGTTAACCTTGTAGAACCTTATCTAAGAGACGTTCAGGGACGCAGAGGTATTTACGACTTTAAGGTTGTATGCGATGAAAGCAATAATTCTGGTCAGGTTGTAGACTCTAACAGACTAGTAGGCGACATTTATATTAAGCCAGCTAAGTCAGTTAACTACATTCAGCTCAACTTTGTTGCTGTTCGTTCTGGTATCGAATTTAGCACAATTACTGGTTAACCTATTATTGGGGTTAGTTTAACCGCTAACCCCATATAAATAAAGATATATTAAAAAGTTTTCAGGAGAAAAATAAAATGACTTTTAAAATAGGGGACATCAGAGCGAATCTTCGTTTCGGTGGTGCTAGACCTACTCACTTCCAGATTAGTTTAACTAGTCCTTTTGATAGCGATATGGATCAGATTGCGCCGTTTATGGTTTCCGCAACTCAGATTCCATCTTCAAGCATCAATGCAATTCCTGTTCCTTACTTCGGCAGAAAGATTCAAGTTGCTGGCAATAGAACCTTTGCTGAATGGCAGGTTACTGTCTTAAACGACGAAGATTTCAAGATCCGTAATGCACTTGAAAAGTGGCATAATAGCATCAACTCACTCTCTGGTAACCTTAATACTACTGGTAGTGCTGCTCCTGCTAATTATAAGTCACAGGGTTCTGTTAAGCAGTTTGGCATTTCAGACGAGTCAGCAGTAATTCGCGAATATAAGTTCTATGGTATTTTCCCAACTCAGATCTCTACTATTGATCTTGACTGGAATGCTACAGACCAGATTGAAATGTTCCAGGTTACATTTGCATACGATTGGTTTGATATTCCAGGTGGTGCTACTGGCATCGTTCAGTAATTTACTGCTTCTTTGTTTTTATTATATTATGATTGGATATTAAATGAACTTGTTTGGCTTCCAAATTAATCGGGCTACACCTGAGCCAATATCATTTGCTCCTAAAGAGAACGATGATGGTGCAGTAGTTGTCGCCGAAGGTGGTGCTTATGGTACTTACCTAGACTTAGACGGTTCTGTGCGAACTGAAGCAGAATTAGTTACCAAATACAGAGAGATGTCTCAACATCCAGAAGTCGACACGGCAATTGATGACATTGTAAATGAAGTCATCACACAAGAGCCAGAAACTAAGTTGGTTGATCTAGTCTTAGATGAATTAGATCAACCAACTAAAATTAAAAACATCCTAGTTGAAGAATTTGAAAATATACTTGAACTTATGGAGTTCAACGAACACTCATATGACGTATTTAGACGTTGGTATGTAGATGGCAGACTTTATTACCATGCTATTTTAGATCAAGATCCTAAAAAAGGCATTGTCGAACTTCGCTATATTGATCCACGCAAGATTCGTAAAGTTAGAGAAGTAAAGCGTAAGAAAGCGAACTCTAATGTTCCAATTTCGCAAACTGCCTCTGAATACTATATCTATAACGAAAAAGGTTTCAGTAAAACTACTGGTACTAGTGCATTACCATCTAATAATGGTGGCAGCATTAAGATAGCTAAAGACTCAATTGTTCATTGCACTTCGGGACTAACATCTATTAATGGTGACTTAGTTCAGTCTTATCTACACAAAGCAATTAAGCCATTAAACCAGTTACGTTCAATGGAAGACTCGCTAATCATCTATCGTATTAGTCGAGCACCAGAACGTCGTATCTTTTACATCGATGTCGGAAACTTACCTAAAGCTAAGGCGGAGCAATACCTTCGCGACATTATGACTAAGTTTAAGAATAAGCTAGTCTACGATGCTGCTTCTGGGGAAGTAAAAGATGATCGCAAGCATATGACTATGCTCGAAGACTTTTGGTTGCCTCGGCGTTCAGATTCAAGAGGGACTGAAATTACTACACTACCCGGTGGTTGCCTTTCGATGGATACTAAAGTAGACCTATTAGATGGGCGAGCACTTAGTATTACGGATATCGAAACAGAATTATCAAATAATAAAACCCTTTGGACATATTCTTGTGATCCTTTAACGGGTAAAATTGTTCCTGGATTAATTTCTTGGGCAGGTGTAACACAAGAATCTGCTCAAGTAATGAAACTAACACTAGATAATGGTGAAACTATTACTTGCACGCCGGATCATAAATTCCCAGTCTGGACTAAAGGATTTGTTGAAGCTAAAGACTTAATTATTGGTGAGTCGATGATTGGTACTATAGAAGATACTATTGTATTAATATCAAATATCGAAATACTAGACGAAGAAATTACTGTTGGCACACTTACTATTGACAAAGACGAAATTCATCATGATTATCATACCTTCGCACTAAGTGTTGGCATATTTACTAAGAACTCTAACCTTGGTGAGATTACTGATATTCAATACTTCCAAAAAGGACTTTATAGAGCCCTTAACGTTCCTTTTTCAAGACTAGATCCAGAACAACAGTTTAATATTGGCAGAGCGACAGAAATTACTAGAGACGAAGTTAAGTTTTCCAAGTTCATTAATAGACTTCGTAACAAGTTTGCTACACTATTCACTAAGATACTTGAACGTCAATTAATTCTAAAGGGCATTATTGCACCTGAAGATTGGGATACGTTTAAAGACAAGATCCAATATAAGTTCTCACAAGATAACTATTATGCAGAACTTAAAGAAACAGAAGTTCTTAGAGATCGCATCGCTATGTTAAGAGACATCGATGACTATGCTGGTCTTTATTATTCACATGATTGGATTCGTAGACATGTTCTTAGACAGTCAGACGAAGACATTAAAGAGATTAATGCTCAAATTGTAGCAGAAGCTAAAGATCCACAATATGCTATGGCTAATGGTAAAGAAACAGATGCAGCGCCAGACCAACCACCTAGTGCCGCGCCAAGTACACCTTCTTCACCAAATACCCAGCAATAAAAGAATTTTTATAAATAAATTGTTATTACTAAAGGAATTATAGATGACTATCATTACAGATTTAATTGGTTCAGCTATCAATAAGAAGCCACTAGACTTCGCGGAGACTCTTAATACTATTATGCAGGATAAGATTGGTTCTGCTTTAGAAGCAAAGCGGATTGATGTTGCACAGTCACTTTATGGTGAATCGGTTGACGGAGAAAGCGATGATTGGTCTGACGAAGATCTAGATGCGTTTGTTGATGAGATTGACCTTGATGATTTAGGCCTAGACTTAGACGATATCGATCTAGAGGACATCGAAACCAATGAAGACGCTTAATAGACTATTTGAGTTATATCGTCCTACTGCCTCTGCCGAAGCAGACTTTGTCGATAAGCATGTAACAATTAAACACAAAGATCGTAACGGTAACGGCGACGATGTGTTTAATGCGAAGAATATTAAAACGATTAAACGTGCCAAGACTGGTCAGGGTTATGATGCAGGTGACGATGAGAAGGTCTATGAAGAAGTAGAAGCCGTCGATGAAGGTTATGGTATAAAGCATAATAGTTTTTCTAGCTGGCAAGATGGTGTAGCTGATCATGCTGATAGATATACTTCTGGCGGTGCTAAACATGTTAGATATCATAATAATATTCATGGTTCCGGTAAAGATAAATGGCGCCAAACAGTAGCAACCCATCACGAAATTGGTCATATGCTAGGTGTGTTTAATCATAAAGGAACTACTGGAACAGAAGAAGGTCATGGTTGGCACGAAGAAGATCATTATAATGAAGCAGTAGATGACCAAGCCACCAAGATTAAAAAATTAAATGCTAAGACACGTCGACAGAAAGCTAATAACAATAAGAAGTTAGCACGTCAATGGGATAATAGTCAAGATCAAGTTGATGAAGCTAAAGTGCCATCACTAACTGCTGGTACTCGTTTAGTCTCTAAACACGAAGGTTCTGATGGTTATCATAACGAAGTAAGATATAATCCAGAGTGGCAGGAATATTCCGTTCATCATTTCCATAATGGTAAACACTTAGGAGAAGCACCAGTTTCATATCACGGCGAAGGTAAAGAAGGTCGTGAAGATGCTACTGAAACTGCTGAACATAATGCTAACAAGTATCACGTAAAGAGTGGTAAAGTAGTTATGAAAGAAGAAGTTGAATCTATTAATGAACTAAGCAAGAAGACACTTGGTAATTACATTAAGAAATCCGCCTCAAAATTAGATGTTGGTGCATATTCTCAAGGGTATTCAGACCATGCGGCGGATTATTCCGATAGTGATTCTGAAAGAAAAATTAATCGAAGCATTGCCAATAAGCAAGGTAAAAAGACATCAAATAGGGTTGTTGGAATATATAGAGCATCTTCAAAGTTAACTAAAGAAGAAGTCGAATCTATTGACGAACTTTCGACTAAGACTTTAAAATCTTATATTAAGAAAGCTGGCAGAAGTGCAACTCAACATGATGATAGTGCTAACTTTTTATCAGACTTAGCAGGCAAATTAAAAGATAATGCATCACAAGATAAAGCATGGGTATCAGTAGATCAACACATGCGTAAATCTAACTCAAGATTTAAAAATATCTTAAAAGCGTCGAAGAAACTAACTAAAGAAGATATCGTCATTTCTGCTATCAATAAGTATCTACCAGAAGAATTTGAAGTACCTTCATTAGAAGATAGACTATCAGCTAATATTGCTAATATTCCTACTACTTTCGCAGAAGCTATTACTACGCTTTTCCAAGATCTTAGTGAAGCTAATAAAGCTAATCTAGTAGAAACCACATCAACCCAAGAAGGTCTTAATTCCTTAGTAGACTTTATTATTGAAGGATCTAATTAATGGCTTTTAGAACATTATTTAATAAGAAGAACCTATCAGCTACTATTATTTGTACAGCTAATGCTACATTAACTATTGCTGGTAATTCATCAGTTAGTGATATTGCCCAAGGCGATGAAGTTATTACTGGTGCAATTATTAAGCAGGTTTGGTCTGGCGCTTGTCCGTCGGCTAACGGTGCTTATTGGTTAGTTCAGCGCGGTGCTAATACAGTATGCGTATTAGACTCTACTTCATATATCGACTTCGCTGGTAACTCCGGCGCTATTAATATTGACTCTACTGCCACTGTAGTTCTTACACTAAAGAATGCCTCGGACGGCATTATTCAAATCGAACTACAAAAGCAGTTCGCAACTACTCCTCAGTCAGATTATATTAGGAACTAAGTAGATGAAACTAATCGCTGAAGCAGCTGAAGACATTCAATACATCACAGAAGCTAGAGAAGACGGAACTAAGAACCTTTATATTGAAGGTATCTTCTTACAAGCAGCTATTAAAAATAGAAACGGCAGAATTTATCCGGAAGAAGTAATGGATAAAGAAGTAGGTCGCTATATTAAAGAGGCAGTTGATAAGAAATCAGCCTGGGGCGAATTAAACCATCCTCAAAGTCCGCAGATTAATCTAGATAGAGTATCACATAGAATTGTGTCGCTTAAAAAAGAAGGCACTAATTATGTAGGTAAGGCTTTCGTTATTAACGAAGGTATGGGAAAGATTGTTAGAGGTTTAATTGAATCGGGTGGTGCTATTGGTGTTTCGTCGAGAGCTATGGGCACATTAAAACTTAACAAAGATGGCATTAACGAAGTACAAAGCGACTTTAGACTTAGTACCGCTGCTGACGTTGTTAGTGATCCTTCGGCTCCTAGTGCCTGGGTTAATGGCATTATGGAAGGTGTTGAGTTCTGGTATAGTGA